ATTTATGAAAGTTTTAGAAACTCATAATTTTAAAGATAAGAAACTTTTACAAATTGAGTTCGATGATGGATATAAAGTTACCTGCACCCCAGAGCATAAATTTTTTATTGATGATGAGTGGGTCGAAGCGAAAGATTTAGTTGTTGATAATGAAGTTTGTTGTATTTGACTTATAATCGGTATCGGTGTAAAATACGAATATTATAAATAGTATTAGGTTCGTATTTTATGTCGTGTTTATTGATAACAAATATACCAAAACTTATATGAATCTTATTGATTCCCGAAAGAAAATGAATAGGCATAAAGGAGATGGTGAATTATATGATTCTCACCATATAATTCCTAAATGTATGGGTGGAAGTAATTCTACATCGAATAAAGTTTTATTAACCCCTAGAGAACATTTTATAGCACACTTACTACTTTCTAAATCTGTAGAGTCTCAATATGTAAAAAAAATGTATTGTGCTTTAGTTAGATTTATGGGAAAAAACTCTGATAGAAGTCGCATTAAAATAAACTCAAAAACATATCAATTCATAATAGAAAATAATAGACTTCATAGTCTGGGAAAAAATAACTCATTTTATGGGAAAACTCATACAGAAGAAACTAAAAAAATAATTAGTATAAAAAATAAAGAATATAACTTATTAAATAAAAATTCATTCTATGGAAAAAAACACACAGAAGAAACTAAAAAAATATTATCACTGAAAAAATGTAAACCTATCAAAGTTTATTTTATTGATGGTACATCTATTACTTTTAATCAGTATAAGTATTTGGGAACTCATTTAGGAAAGTCAGAACATTTGGGATGTAAGTTGGTTAAACCCCAATTTCAACATTTATTAAAAAACTATAACATTTTAAGGATAGAAAAAGTATGAAAACTAAAAAAATAAAATCCATCACAAGTGTTGGTGTGGGGGATGTTTATGATATCTCTGTAGAAAAGTATGAAAATTACATCTTAGAGAATGGCGTAGTAACTCATAATAGTGGACTTCAATATGCAGCGTCTACAATCATCTATCTTTCTAAGTCAAAAGAAAAAGATGGAACCGAAGTAATTGGAAACATTATCAGAGCAAAGACTCAAAAGTCCCGTTTAAGTAAGGAGAATCAAGATGTTGAAATCCGTCTGTATTATGATGATCGCGGTCTTGATCGTTACTACGGTCTTCTTGAACTTGGTGAGATTGGTGGACTCTGGAAGAATGTAGCAGGTCGTTATGAGATTGATGGTAAGAAACTTTATGCCAAAGAAATCTTAAAAAATACCGAAAAATATTTTACACCAGAAGTAATGGAAAAACTTGATGTGATTGCCAAAGGTCAGTTTAGTTATGGTGTATGAAAAACATTCGTATAATAAAAACTAATGTAAATGTTTCTAAAATATTAGAACAACTTAAGCAATATCCCGAAGACTGGGGTTCTCAAAAAAATATCGAAGACTCCGAACAACTAGACCCCACAGAATATACTGTTACTGTGGATGTATTACAACTTATAATGGGTGGAGTTGAAACCGAAGGTCAATATGTTGGGAATACTGAAATATGTATTAAAACTCCGGCATATGAAAAACACACTGAGATTCTTAATTACTTGGGAAAGTATTTTAAGAAACTCCGTCGTTGTGGATTCTTGGGACTTCCTGTAGGTGAAATAGTGGGTTCTCATATTGATGAAGGAACTTATTATCTTACGAAGGATAGATATCACCTTTCCATTCAGGGAAAATACAAGTATACTGTTGGGGATGAAACTATTATTATTGAACCGGGAACACTCTTTTGGTTCAATAATAAACTACCCCATAAGGCAGTTAATATTGGCGACAACATTAGAATTACTTTTGTATTCGATGTTCCGCATCATAAACGAAATCTTTAATTAAAATAATGGAACGACTTGAACTTACAATCCTTAGAAACTTAGTATTTAATGAAGACTATGCCAGAAAGGTTATTCCTTTTATTCAACCGGAGTACTATGAGCAAAGAGTAGAAAAGATAGTTTTTGAGGAAATTGTTGAGTTCATCGTTAAGTATGGTTCTTCAATTACAATAGAAGCACTCAATATTGAGATTGATAATCGTAGAGATTTGACAGAAACTGAAAATAAGGAAATTGTAGAACTACTTTCTAAACTTAATAACAGTCCTGTGGATAAACAGTGGATACTGGATACTACCGAAAAGTGGTGTCGTGACCGTGCTATTTACTTGGCACTTATGGAATCCATTCATATTGCTGATGGTAAGGATGATAAAAAAGGTAGGGATGCTATTCCCAGTATTCTTTCTGATGCCCTGGCAGTATCTTTTGATAATAATATAGGTCACGATTATCTTCAGAATTATGAGGAACGATATGAGTATTATCATAAGAAAGAAAATCGTATAGAATTTGATTTAGATTTTTTCAATAAAATTACGAATGGTGGGGTTCCAAATAAGACTCTGAATATTTTTCTTGCTGGAACAAATGTTGGAAAAACTTTAGCAATGTGTCATATGGCATCATCATTTCTATTGCAGTCAAAAAATGTTCTGTACATTACTATGGAAATGGCAGAAGAAGAAATTGCAAAACGAATGGATGCCAATATGTTAAATGTTCCTATTAATCAATTGGGAGATTTATCTAAGTCTATGTTCACTAATAAAGCATCTAAATTGGCAGATAAAACAAAAGGAACCTTAATTATCAAGGAATATCCAACTGCCTCCGCACATAGTGGTCATTTTAAGGCACTTCTAAATGAACTTGCCCTAAAGAAATCATTTAAACCAGATGTTATTTTTATTGATTATATTAATATCTGTGCATCATCAAGATTTCGTGCCGGAAGTAATATGAATTCTTATAGCATAATTAAATCAATTGCTGAAGAACTTCGTGGACTTGCGGTTGAGCACGATGTTCCAATTTTCAGCGCCACACAGACGACACGTAGCGGTTTTAGTTCATCAGATGTTGAAATCACGGATACTTCAGAATCTTTTGGACTTCCTGCGACTGCTGACTTTCTTGTTGCACTAATTAGCACTGAAGAATTGGAAGGTCTGGGGCAGATTATGGTGAAGCAACTTAAAAACAGATATGGCGATAAGTCGATGTATAAGCGTTTCGTTGTTGGAATTGACCGTGCCAAGATGAGACTTTATGATGTGGAGCAATCGGCACAAAATGACATACTTGACAGCGGTAAAGAAGAGGAGTATAATAATGAAGAAAATAAACCAAAAAAATCATTTGAGGGATTTAAATTTTCATGACACAACGAGTTGATTTTAATAAGTATCAGAACTTCGTAGATGCCGTAACTTCTGATGCATCCAAAGATTTTCTTGCTCTTTCTGACCGCATGGTTCAGTTGGATGAGAAAGGTGCAAATATTGAACGTCTTCTGACTGCCTCTGTGGGTATTAATGCTGAAGGTGGTGAGTTCTTGGAGATTGTAAAGAAGATGGTTTTTCAGGGAAAATCTTGGAATGATGAGACCCGTACTCACTTGATTAAGGAACTGGGTGATACGATGTGGTATGTGGCACAAGCGTGTATTGCTCTTGATGTCTCTTTTGATGAAGTAATTCAGACTAATATTGATAAACTGATGAAGCGTTATCCAGACGGATTCTTTGATGTATATTATAGTGAAAACCGTGAAGATGGAGACATTTGATCAATAAATACTAACAAAGTTTATTATTGTTAATGAAAGATCTTCAAGAATTTATTAATAATATTATTGATATCTTCACAACTAAAAAATCATTACCGAAAGATGTACTAAACGATTTTATCAAGTATTTTTATTTTACACTCGATAAGGAAATAAAATCAAATAAGTCGGAAGTATTAAAGAATAAATATATTAAGATTAGAAAAAATGGTCTTAATTACATTATTGATAATAAAGATGCAATAATGGTGAATATTCGCAAGAAAAAATTAAGTAAGTAATGAAAAGTTTTCATCAATTCATATCGGAAGCATCTGCAGCAGCAGACCAGGCTAAACGTCTTGGGTTGCGGGGAAATGGGCACGGAGATTGGTATGATAGAGCAACGGGAGAGTTTGTTGCCAAGACCGAAGGTGGGAAGTTAACGTTTTATAATAAGCGTCAGATAATTGGGGGAAAAGATCCAAATCAAACTCCACATGAAAAGGATGTCCCTTCCCCAAGTTATAATGACCCAAATCTTCAACAGAAACCTCAACCTCAACCAGAACCTGCTCCAGAGCAACAACCGGTAGTACAAGAACCGCAGCAAGAACTACAACAACCAGTGGCAACTCCACCACCAGTTCCTAAGACTAAAGGAACTCTGACGATTGCTTTTGGTCGTTTTAATCCTCCTACGGCAGGACATCAGCAACTAATGGATACTGCTGCTGCCGCATCTCAGGCGGATGGTGGGGACTATCTAATCTGCCCATCCAGAAGTCAGGATAATAAAAAGAACCCACTGGACGCAGATACAAAGATTTCATATATGAGGCAGATGTTCCCTGCCCATAGTGAAAGAATAGTGAATGATGCTGCAAATAATACTATTTTTGATGTTCTTAAAAAGGCACATAATGATGGTTACACGAATGTTAGAATTGTGAGTGGTTCTGATCGTGTAAAAGAGTTTGAGAAACTTTCTAATAATTATAATGGACAACTATATGCTTTTGATGCTATTGAGGTAGTATCTGCGGGCGATGATGATCCAGATTCAAAAAGTGTTGAAGGAATGTCTTCCTCCAGAATGAGACTTGCTGCTGCCGAAGGAGATTTTCGTAAGTTTAGAGAAGGTCTTCCTCCAGATATGAAGCGTAAATCAGCACAAGAATTATTCGATTCTGTAAGAGCATCTATGGGTATTAATGAGAACTGGAATCTCTGGGAAATTGCCCCCAAGTTTGATTACCAGACTCTTCGTGAGAATTATGTTTCCGAAAAAATATTCAAAATTGGACAACTGGTTGAAAATTTAAATACTGGAATTGTTGGGAGAATTATTCGTCGTGGAACTAACTATCTAATTTATGTAACTGAATCTAATATGATGTTTAAATCTTGGATTACGGATGTAATGGAAACCAAAAAATATACCGAAGTTAAAATGGATAGAAAGATGAGAGAACCCGGAAAACCAAATACTTTAGTTGGAACTTCTGGATTCTACAAGTATGTTGCGGACATGACACCCGAAGCACCGGAAACAAATCTACAATATGGAGCAAAACCCTATCGTGGTTATAAAGTATCTAATATCAGGGAGTTTATAAATAAGTATAGAAAATAGTAAAGTAGTAAAGTCTTAATATGAAAAATCATATTGCCGAAGATCTGCCAGCAAGAAAATTTGCCCCTGCTGCTGCTGGTTCTGCTCCTGTTGGCAAGGACAATAAAAAAGAAAATAGTGGAAAGACCCCAGAGGAAAGAGCAAAGCAGGCAGTATATGATATTCGCTATAAAGCAAGAAGGGAAGATATTCCACTTCGTCAGGCATATTCTGAATATATGCAAAATAGTAGCATGGGTGGTCAAGAAAGAAATGTAGTCAAGGCAAAATTGTTTGGTAAAGAAGGTGGCGGTATGAAGGCAGAAGATTTTAATCCTA